TGCTACACTAAAAATATCAAGCATTCCTTCCCCGTTACTTGAAGTAATTGTAATGTCGTTTCCTGTAACTGCTACAGAATCAACCCACGTATAATCGGAGGGGACTCCCCATTTACCAATAAGTATTCCTTTACCAAACCCAGTCTTGGCTACATTTCCGGTAATTGAAACTTTCTTCCCAGCAATACTCATCAAGGTGTAAAGATGACTTTGAGATCCATCGTCATAGATCGTATTATTTGCAAATACTATTTCGGATTTAGTGTCTAGCCAAATCAATGGCAACCAACTAGCTCCCATTGTTGTAACATAATCCAACGGGTGCATAGTGCCAGTCCCATACCACTGTGCGATTTGATAAATAGCGTTTCCTGTTATGCTGGTGACGTAAGAGCTATCATAGTCCCCTGTTGCCTCAATAGAACCAAGCGGTTGCGCCCATGTATTTCTAATCACGTTACCCGTTACAGAAACATTCCGAGTTCCATGCAGACCTATTCCAACTCCGGTATTTTCAATGATGTTGTTGGAAATAACCACGTTATCGCAGTAATCACCGTCCCCTCCTGATGTCGCACCACTCGCATTAGGGTCTATTGCCGTGTCGGCCGTCCGGTAGAGGTAATTACCATCTATTTTTAGGTCAACCGCTCCCCAAGCCCAAACACCTGTAGCCCATACTTCTTCTATTCGTGAGTTTATAAGTTGTGAGTTTTTAGTTTTTGCAAAAACAATCCCATCACATTTAGCCCCGTAAACCCATACATGATCTATTATAGTGTTTTCTATAACCGGGTGCGGAGTGGTAACAGTAGGCCAACCGACAGTTATTTGATTATTGGATAAAAGCCAAGTTCCACCAGTAGCATACAAGGCGGTAGGTAAAACTGTATTTTGTAATTTGAAATCTTTAAGTCTTATCCCATCGGCTTGTATTAAAATTACCGTGTCTGTGGTTGCCGTTTGTGACATATTAGACGAAAGGATAGTATTCCATCCTTCGCCTTTCAAAGTTACATTGGCGTGTGTAAAATGCAACTTACTAAAAATGTATGTTCCTATGTTTAATTTAACTATCCCGCCCGTAGTCAATGAATCTATTGCAGCTTGTATTGCGGTGGTATCATCGGTATTTCCATCGCCTATGGCTCCAAACCATTCAGGTCGAACTTCTTTAGCATTAAAAGTATTTTCCCAGGATAATTTCCAGCAGCCCGACCCTGCCACTGGTTTTATAATTAGAGGTGGATTTGAAGAACTGGAATCAGCACTATTGAAAGAATATGAGTATTGAACCTTTCCGACAATGCCTATTGCCATATCTCCATCAGCAGGAGTTATTTTATCTAGAGACCCCATTCCGCCGCCAGTTAGAACATCGAATCCCCAAGTATGGTTTGTGGCGTATGCCGGTATTGAAAAAACAAGGAGTATAAATAAAACCGATAACAACTTTTTCATTATTTTATCCCTCTATGGTTTAATACACTATTCAATAACAGCTCCAATTATAGTTCGTTGCACCTTGTCACTTATTGAAATCCTAAATACCCTGTCTTGGCTGCTTCCTAATCGTCTCCAAATAGCCCTTGTGCCATATTCCCCTAAACTACCTATGCTCGCTTCATAATCGCTCGACCATGTATATCCACCATCATCTGACCATGATAAATGAACTTTAGGAGTTCTTTTTGTCGTATAAAGATTATTAGATGAAATCGTTATATTGTCTGTTTTGCTGACAGACGGTAATGCGGAAAAAACAGCCGAAGCAATGGCATGGTTGGCCCCGTTGGGTAAAGTATAGACTCCATCTGCATTAATATGAACTTTTGTACCACCATTCCAGCTTAAATATTTATTACTAGAAATGCTGTCCCTAAGTTCTAAAAGAGTAACTTGTGCGTTTCTATTCGGGTTTGTTGCGCCAGATAGAAGAACGACAAACTCTCCGTTGTTGGAAGATAACTCGGAATTACAATCATAAGTAGCATGGTAAATATTATCAATATATACCGATACGACTGCGTGTGAATCTCCTAGCGATCGATCAACATTAAACCCCCACTCTTGATCTGAAGAATTACTTTTAACCAGTCCTGCACCGACAAGGATATAATTATTCGTTGCATCTGCAATATATAACCCCTCCGAAGCTAAAGCTATTCCTAGCTCCCAATTACTAGAAGCGTATCCAACAGCGAAACAGTCTCTATTAGCCAATGTTCCTAAAGAAGAAAAATTAGTCTTGACTTTGATAGTGAACCTTACGGGGGGTGTCTGCAATAACCACATTAATCCAGCAACACTATTCGTGCCGTCAGCTAAACTCCCGGTGTCAAACTCAAATCCGTCTGCTATTATTTGAACTGTTCCTGTCCCGTCCATTAAATGCTTTTTATCCCCGGTGGCCTGTAATTGTCTTTTAAATTAATTAAATGCGCTGTTGTCCAGCATACCTTTTGATCATTTGGCTGCGTGGTGTAAAGTCGCATTGCCTGAAACCTTACTGGCGTGTCAATGTATTGCGCCCAACTCTGGTCTGTGTAATAAAGAAAGCTGTTCTCATTCCAGAAAGATTTATGTGTTGGGTCTTGAAAGGCGCCACGGCCATCGGTGGATGGTACTTGAATAAAAGCATATCCTCCCGGAGCCAGCACGCGATAAAGTTCTTTCATGGTGTGTAATGGATCTTTGAGATGTTCAAAAACATCATTGGCCTTAATAACCCCAACAGAACTATCATCGAAATGTCCCCATTTATGGTTCAAATCCATTATTATGTCGGCGTCTTTTAAATCTAATGATGTGTATCGTTCATCCCTGTTTAATCTTGCGCCCAGTTCAATACAGCGTAAACCTGTATTTTTAGCCCAACATAAGGCCATGGCTTCAATGTATTTATCGTAAAGAGGGTAAACTCCGTCTTGGATTTCCTTATTATAGGTCAGCCATGAATTATCACCGTGTACCCTGTAAACATAAAGCCCTTTATCGATGTGGTAAAATTTGGTTTCAAGGTATAACCTGCACATCAAATCTTGATCGTCCAAAACTTTCAGCTCTGGATTATAACCGCCTACCTTTTCGTAAACGTCTTTTCTGAAAGCCCTTAAGTGGTCGGGAGCGTACCAGATTCTTGAAACTGCTGCCGGAGAATGATCGAAGGAAAGAGGCTCATCAAGTAAATGTCCTTTGTAATCCGTTTCTCTATACTGCCATCCATGTGCAAGATTGTATTTTTCTCTTTTACCTAATTCCATATCGGTAATGAGAGTATTGGAATAAACAAATCCTACCTCTGGATTTTCAAATGCTTTTCTAACTTCTTCAACAGCAGAAGGACAAAGAAGGTCGTCCCAATCGACTTCCATTAATATTTCATTTGAGCAATTTAAACAGGCAAAAGATTTAAGTTCTCCGATACAACCAGTCTTATTATAGTAAACAATTTTTATCCTCTTGTCTTCTTTAAATGCTGTTAAATCAGCTTGCAACCCCTCACCGTTAGCAACGAGTACCCATTCCCATTCCCGACAAGTTTGTTCTTTTAGTGAAGCATAGAGGTCATGCAAAAAAGATATTTCTTTTTTATGAAACGGAGTAAAGATGCTAACCTTCATTATTCGCATAAAATCCTTTCTTTAAAATTCTATTATTAATCCTGCATTGCAATTATTCCAAACGGCTACACCTTCAATACCGATAAATCCTATCTGCCACCACCTACGGGCAGGAATATCAAATTTATATGAAAATACTTCAAAATGATAAACTGGTTTTAAGGACATGGCTATTAATCCGTGAGCAACTATTCCTAAAGGAATTAAAATATTAACTTCATCAAGAGAAGGATGTTTACCAAGCAAAGGATTTATTTCCGTACGGCCTTTTTGAACAAGATTCCTTGTTTGTCCCCAATCAATGACGGCTAAAACAATAAAAGTTCCTTCTAGTGTCGTATCCGCCCAGCTCCAGTTTTGAGCAAATTTATATTCTGCTTGACTCACACTGGAACAAATAAGTAAGAATATAAAAACAAATAGTACGATTTTCATCATTCTTTTTCCTTTAAGAAGTAGCGTACGTAAATATTAAAGGAACATCCCATCCTTTAGTTCCTGATGTTGTCCAGCCTGTACTGGAATTATTTTTATAAAAGTATAAAGAAACACCCGCGCCTGACGTAAGAAATACGTAAATATTCGATGATGGACCTATAACTCCACCATTATCATAAGCTCTCGGTATCGGTATAAAATATCCGGTTGAGGGTTTAAGATAAGAAGGCAACTCACCTATTCCCAAGGTAGCAGAACTACCTCCGCCAGACGGTCCAGACATCGCAGGAACGGATAATACTACTATCTTATTTGCAAGAGTAAAGCTGACAACTACAGTCGGAGTTGTCGAAAAACCCGTTGCAGTAAGAGTATAGGTACCTGTTGCGTTATATTCCCAAATCCACGATGCCGTCCCTGTACCACCGGAAGGATTAATGCAAGTAAGTGTTAAGACACTTTTATACACTGAAGAAGGAACACCAAGCATCGCCCGAATAGTATTTCCACCAGATGTCTTGACAGTCACGATCCCTGTACTCTGATTATTGATTATAACTGACCAGCCTGCTTGTAATGTGCTTGCGACAGGTAAAACAACATATTGTTCCTGTGTACCAGTGAACAACTGTATATAAGACGAATTTACATCAAGAGTTGTCGTTCCTGTAGCGGTTACGGTGCTTTGTCCACCAACTACACCCGGAGTCCCTTGAACACCTTGATTACCGTCTGGCCCTTGATTCCCTATATCACCCTGATGTCCCTGATTACCTTGAACCCCTGTAGCTCCTTGACTCCCTTGATTACCCTGTGTTCCGGGGTTTCCTTGTGAACCAACATCCCCTTGTGGGCCAACATTACCTTGATTACCTAAACTCCCTTGATGTCCCTGATTCCCTTGTGTACCGGGATTCCCTTGACTACCTATATCCCCTTGCGGGCCTTGCGAACCCGTAGAACCCGTAGAACCTTGTTTGCCTTGATTCCCTTGTGTACCGGGATTCCCTTGACTACCTATATTCCCTTGCGGGCCAGCGGCTCCTGTGTTTCCTGTGGCTCCTTGTGAACCCGTATTCCCAATTACTCCTTGGCTTCCCGTTGAACCTTGTGCGCCTTGATTCCCTTGTGGGCCTGTGGCTCCCTGCGCCCCCTGCGCCCCTTGCGCTGCAAGTAGATTGAAATGAGTTGTATCCGAGCCGGGGGCAGTTGTTGAGTAATTAATATTTACAATACAGACATAATAATTATTTGCATTGCTTACGGCATCGCCAACTACATAATTACTTCCAGTAGCCCATGCACCGCGCTGATTTAATCCTGTTCCTGCTGTACCCTGAACCCCTTGACGACCTTGATTACCCTGTGGGCCTTGACCTCCTGTTGCTCCCTGTGTTCCCTGATTACCGGGATTTCCTTGTACGCCAGCAGTACCATTATTGCCTTGAAACCCCTGTGGGCCGTGGTCGCCTTGTGTCCCTTGATTGCCAGCCCCTTGAGGGCCTTGTGTTCCGTCTTTGCCTTGATTACCCTGAAACCCTTGACTGCCGGGTGAACCTTGAGAACCCTGATTGCCTATTCCCTGTGGCCCTTGAGAACCGGGATTCCCTTGAAACCCTTGAAACCCTCTGGCCCCCTGTGCGCCTTGTGTCCCCTGATTGCCTATTCCCTGTGGCCCTTGACTGCCGGGATTCCCTTGTGGCCCCATGATACCGGCCCCCTGTGGCCCTTGAGGGCCGGGTATTTGAAGCCAACTTGTAAGACTTATACTCATATTATACCTCTTGTACTGTTAAACTCAAAACGTAAGTGCCATCGGCATTAGATGCACTATTTAAAGTAACTCCCGTAATATTCACTACGGGTGTTATGGATTGAGAAGTTCCCGTTATAACACCTTCAACTTCATCTAAGCCCTGCCCTGTTTCAATATCCACTTGCAGCTTTGAAAAGAAAACTGTGTCTAAATTCTGCTTATCTGCGAGATGTTGCGCTACTCTTGTGGAAATAATAGGCACACCATCATCATCAAGATAATCAGCTGATAGCTCGTAAATGTTTCCATTGTTCCTGTAATCCGAGATGTAATGTTTATTGTTAAAAAAGCAGTAACATTCTCCAATGTGACGGTTTAAAACATACCGCCCTTCACCGGAAAAATAAGATCGTTCATGCCACATCTTCGTGGTCGTATCATAAACATACGTTATGCTAGGGAAGTTAAAGACTACGAATGTATGACCGCCCTCTGAATAAGAATAAGACGTTACTTCACTCAAATCTCCCATTTTAGAAATCTGGTAGTTAATCGGAGTTGGTGAAATTACGATTGGTGTAAATCCGTTCAACGCGACAATCCCGATGAACTCTCCGGCGTTTCCAGACCGTTGAGAAGCTACCCAAAAAATAGTATTGTCTGCCATGACAACAGAAAACGGTGATACAGTTCCATAATCTACTATTGCCCCGGGAATCCTCTGAAAAGGAAATCCATTGGCTGTTGCTACTCCTGCGTCATACCAAACTTCGGAAGTGTATTCTTTTATAAACCAAACCTGTTGATGTGAATTAACTACTGCTTGGAGTTTGTCCGGTGCGCCGCTTACGGGTGACGTAGCTAATGCGCTCCATGTTGAACCGTCATAAAGATTAGAACAGGCGGCGTTCATTGTGTTTGTTCCAATGCCTACAAAATAACCGTCTATGTAAGTTATCTGTGCTATTCCTGTTGAGGAAATGCCTGAAACGTCAGTCTTATAGTTTAGAGTTTTATAGAACTGGCAACATTCATTGACTTCTTTAGCGTCAAGGAACATCCCCTCTGTTAAACTGTCTATTGCACCCCATGTCCACGGCGAAGTTGTGACCAGAAAAAGCTCGAAAGAATTATATAAAGCGGTGAGATTTATTGTCGCTTGTTCAGAGTATACAGTCAGATAAGTAGTGGTCGCTGTCGCCTTAAAATTAGTCGTGTATTTTGTATATTGTGTGTCAGTAATAAGGCCGGAATCATATAAGGAATTATCTCCAACGGAATTTCCGATCTTGACTCTGCCGCCTGCCGCGCTGCCACTTTGAAAATAAAAAGACAGCATATAAGAACTGCCGACTATTGTTGAAAACGGTTGTGAAGCTGAACCTATCGCAGCACCGGAATTAGTTACCGTCAGGTCGTTCCCTGAAATAGTCAGTGTCGAACCACCGGCTGTCCAGGCAATCGCTGTGTTTGAAACCAAGATATTGCCCTGTGGAACATCTAATGAAGGGTCGGTAAGCCATGTGTAAGAGTAAGGCAAAAAGGCATTTGTAAGAAGATTTCCTTTGCTGTAATAATTTACTCCCCCTATATTGAGGGCAAAGCCTCCCATACCACCAGCTCCGGCGGCAGACTTCATTACTCCTGTTAAGGTAACTGAATTTATCACCCCGGACGCTTCTCTTGCCGGAGAATTGTAAAAATCAACATATTTACCAGAAGCAGATGAAACGTAATTTGAGGTATCTTCCGTTTCCTCGTTTATCATTAAATAGTTTTGAGTGCCGGAAGAAGGTGTAAGCTGGACTAGATTATCTCCGATAGGTCTTAATATTTCGGAAGTAATAAGTGATCCTGTGATGTTGGTGAAAGCCCCTGTCTTTACATTATAAATATAACCGCCTACGTTATCGGCTATACATATCTGATTACCGCCGACACCTTGCGAAGAAAGGCCATTGTCCTGCATTGATACGATACCTGAATCAGTCGAAATCGTACCAAGAGAATTTGAGACAGTTCCAGAACCGTCAATAGAGTATAAATTCTCTCCGGCAACAACATACATCAGTCCGTTGAACGGGTGCATACAACGGATTTTCTTTCCCGCTGTCGTGAAGTATTTAAAGCCCGGTGTCCCTATCAAAGCAATAACAGACTTAGAATCTTCCGAATTAAGTTCGGGAAAGTAATTTATTGTGCGCTGACAGTCGATATTTTTTGACCTGCTCTGGTATGAGGGGCCTAAAAATGGAATCTGCATCCTAACTCCTAAAAAGTATCAGACAAAATATTATAAGAGTTATCTCTCTTTACGCCCGGAATATCGCAAGAAGCCGGAGGTGTAGTTGAAACAATTTTTTGAATTGTTCTTAATGACTCTTCGGCTAGATACAATATGTCTTGTGGAATACTGGTCTCTAACGGCTTGAATTTTCTCCATATCCTTGTTGCCAGATTATAGACCAGAGCTTCATTATACATAGGCTCAAACGTCACGTTATCGGTAATTGTGGTAAAATCTGTTAAAGCCTTAAATGAATGTAAATGAAGCGTATAAGCCATGTCTGGTATGGGATAAAGATAAATCGTCCCTAATTGGGCTGCCTGTTGAGTAACTCCGGGGTCGTAAGCCAAGTATTCAGGTACACTCGAAGAAACAGTCTTGTCCTCAAAGTTGTCGTACTGCTCTACGGTGCATATATCGACACGATGATCTACATTGCTCAAATCCCTGACATAACAAGACTGGATGGAAATTGGTTTGACTGTATTAAGCTCCCCACCAGTTCCTATTGTGTAGGAAGCTTTATTTGCAGTCAAAGCCAAGTCCTGAACGGTAGAAGCCCTAACAATAAGCTTTTGGGCTGACCATTGCTCAAGCATTGCGTTCATAGAACTAAGACAAATGCTTATTTCCCTGGGAACGGGCTGGTCGTCCAATCCGATTGCGCCTATAATGTGCAGGGCATCTTTTACGATGTCTCTTGCGATCATAAGACCCCCTAAACTACTTTAGGAGTATCGACATTATTGTTCTTCATCCACAGTCTCTGGTGGCGGAGTTCCATCTTCTGAAGGTTAATAGTCTTGATCGTCCCCGCAGCGATAGCGACTATATCAGAAGGTATCTCTTTGTTGGCTCCATAGAAGTTTCTCCAAATTCTGATAGCCAGATTATAAGCTAAAGCTTCGGAATACATGGTATCAAAAGTAACCGTGTCCACAGTCGTAGAAAAAACAACAAGAGGTGAACTTGCTCTCATTATCAGAGTGCTTGCTGTTGATAACGCTACTGTATGTGTGGAGCTGCCGGCGCTTGACGTGTTTATAGCCGTGCCGCCTAATGTTAGGGACACTTCAAACTGACCGGTAGTGAATCCAGCAGCTATGATATAATACGGAACGCCTACGGTAAGTCCTGCGGGTAAACCACCAGTCGTTGCGAATACAACGACCTGATTTATCGAATATCCATGTGTGGCGCAAGTAATAACAGCCGGAGTAGCGTTTGATATGGTACAAGCTTGCGTGGAGCTTGAATTAGTAGGTGGTATAGGATAGAGGCTAATCGTTCCTACCGGAGCTGCTTGCTGTGCTATACCGGGGTCATAGGCCAGATACACAGGCAAACCAGTTGCTGTTAGTTTATCAGTAAAGCGCGAATATTCCCTCATGGTGATAATGGTGAGAACCGAATCCACGCCAGCCGATGTCCTTATGATACCGCTATCAATATCAATGGGTTTCGCCGAGGTGATGTCGCCGCCACTCGGCCCTATTGTATAGGTAGATTTATTGGCAGTAAGGATTTGAGATATTTCCACTGTTTCCCTTATCATCAGGTCCTGTGCCGACCATTGTTCTATAAGCCTGTTGATAGCGTCAAGGCATATAGTCATTTCACTCGCTGTGGGGGCTTCATCAATGGCTATCGCTCCGATGATTCCCATAGCTTCCTTTATAATGGTTGTTACTGTAGCCATCTTTAAACCTCCTCTATCTTATGTGTTCTTTGATGTGATACTAATCCTAATTTATTTGTGAAGGTTCTTCCACATTCCTCACAAACCCATTCCGCTTCTTTTCCACTTAAACCTTGCAGCTCAAGCGTTTTGCTTTTTATTTCGTCCCTGTGAAACTGTATCTGCGCCCTCAACTCTTCGGCTTTCTGAATCTTGTTAGGGGTGGTTTCCCATCCGTTTTTTAGAGCTTCTTCAACAGACTCGACAGTCTCAAAAACCTTTGCTCCCTGTGCTACATGATATAAACAAGTTGGAACTAAAATCATAACTCCTCCTGTGATGTTAAAAAGTATTAAGTGTCGGGACTTAAACTTTTTCTGAATTTGTAATATCCAACAATCGTTCCTGGCGAACAAGTTATTGTTGGATATAAAGGCCAATCGCCAATATACGGTTGTGGATAATTAGGCCACGGCTGAGCCCACGGAGAAACAGGTTGTGGTATTACAGGTTGAGGATAATAAGGAATATAAGTAATCGGTTGTAAATCTTTTAACCTAATTATCTCTTTCAACAACTCAATTTCCCGTTCAAGGGATTTAATTTTTTCGTCTTTCATAACTCCTCCTATAAATTGAATGTGTCGCCGGGATGTTTCGGCAGTTTGACTTTCTTTTTCTTTTCCGGCTTAACATCGCTTTTTCTGATTTGTTCCACTTCTGTGTTTTTCATTTTCCTGTGCTTTTTCATATTGTCTCCTTAAATTTTTCTTCTAAATTTAATATGTCCATACTTCGTCTTTTGATGAATTTTGCAGGAATACCAACATACATTCCCCACGGAAGTAAGCTCTCTTTAACAAAAGAATACGCGCCTACCGAACAACCCTCTCCTATTGTAACTCCCGGCATTACAGTAGTGTTTATCCCCAACAAAACGTGTTTCTTGATTATAATCTTCCCTCTTTTAAGAAAAGGTTTATACATATCTGGAATACAGGGGCCGACCATAGACCTGCCGGAGTAATCATCTGAAGCTGTCAAAAGAGAAGTTCTAGGGCCAAATTGTGCGAAATCTTCTATTATAATTCCATCACCACCGGAGAAAAAACTGTGGCAGGCAATGTGGACATTGTCACCAATAACGATATTACCAGTAAGAATGCAAAAATCATCCACTCTCACATTTTCTCCAAAGACAATATTTCCGTAAAATTTGGCGTTAGGACTTATCTTATTCATTTTCCATCAGCTACTGTTTTATTTTCAGTCATTAATCTTATCCTTTTAGATTCCTCTTCTGTGAGAGGTCTTATCTCTCTACAAGGATTCCCCGCTGCTATTGTGTTAGATAAAATGTCTCTTGAAACTACACTTCCCGCCCCTATCACTACGTTGTCTCCAATCGTCACACCGGGAAGGATTATACATTTTGCGCCTATGTAAACATTATTACCGATAACTATTTCAACTCGCTCTCCGTTGTAAAAACTTATCGGGCAATGGGTTATGATTAAACTGTCTGCGCCGATAATAACATTGTCACCTATCGTTACGATGTCGTCTCGGAAAGATTCAATGTGTCCCCAACATCCGAAGTTTTTACCTACTTTCATTGATACACCTTGAACTGTGAGAGGTCTGGATATGTGATCTCCAAATCTTCATTGGCTTTCTTGTTCCCTTGCATATCGTAAAAACCGTTCATCAGTAAAAGCCCTCTTGCCGCAAGTTCGGGAATCATGTAAAAATTATATCCTGTCATGTCGAAATTATCATCATTGTACGAACACTCTCTGCGACCCGAAAACCTCATTCTTTTAAACCAGAGATAAGCTTTATAATTGTCAGTAAGAATTGCACCACCTTTGGAAAGTTTTAAATGCTTGTATGGCCCGGTGAACGATATGCACATAAAAGTTTCAGGAAGATACATATCAGCGGTTAATCTTAATGCGCTGTCAATAACCCTTGTAGGCTTTAGCTTGTAAGCTCCCTTTAATGTAGTCCCGCTGACTGGTTCAAATTTTACTTTCCCTCCGGCATGGATTATTTCACATGGAACACTTGGATAAGTTCGTGCGGGAATTGTAATCTCTTTCCCTTCTATTCCCTCGTATTTAAGCGCAAGAAACAAGGCATTGCTCTGATTATCAACGGCAACAGCGTATGGACTGCCAGTGTAAGCGCAAAGCGCATCCTCAAAATCAGCCGTTATCTTATGAACATTTACCATCCTCAATGTCCTTAGCCATCTGTTCTACGATTGAAAAAGCGTTACCCGCTTCCTGATTGGCTTTTAAAGCCCTCAATTTAGCGTCCAGAGTTCCTTTAAACGGGTATATCCCCCAATGGGTTATCTCGCATATAGGGTCAACCCAAACATGAAGCCCCGCCTCTCTCATGGAGTCCGTAAAGCAGAAATCCATGCCATTGAAACTATGATCCCGTATTTCATTCCCAAAAAAGGCATAGACTCTTTTCTCTCCGTACCAAATCCACCTGTCAGGGAAAGCCTCTACCCATCTCTTTAAAGCCCTCTTGCTGATCTTCAAAAAACCTGCCGGAACTCTTTTTGCTTCCAAAAGACAATTACCATCCGGCAGCATTTTCCCTAAATGAGAACCGTCATCTGCCGTACAGAGAATAACCGGAAAATCAATCTTGTCGATACAGCACTTACGATATACGCCGCACACAATATCTTCTTCATGGAAAAGAAGCCTGATAAGGTGTTCGGGATTCCATGATTCGTCAGAATCAATCATAAGAATATCTGTGGCATCTTCCTCTTCCATGAAGTTAGTCAAAAGCTCATTGATACACAGTTCCATGTGAAAGTTTCCTGAAACCAGCCGATAATCAAATTTAATGCCTAGTCTTTCAAGGGCTATGGTTGAAGCAACAATAGCGTTACAATACTCAAGATAAGCCTGGTGCTTATAAAAGAATGTCGCTATGATTACTTTTCCGGTATATGGTTTCATTACTTCCTAAAGATGGTGGGGCAACCATTGTCACCCCACCTGTTAATTTACGCTACCAGCCCCAAAGCTCTTAGGTTAGCAAGTGTGGCGTTTACAGCAGTCACGATTGCATTAGCCTGTGTCGATGTTGACCATCCGTAAGGTGTCGATGTAGTCGCTAAATCTGTCGTTACTGCCACTCCGCCTGTCGGCTGTACTATGGGTGTGGTAAGCCCGTAGAAGCCGATCTTGTCCGTAGCGGCTCTTCCGAATACGGCGCCATCGGGGTTATGATCGTTTACAAATTGTTTCTGTGAAGTCATAGTTTTATCCTCCTACTTTCCATTGACTCTGCAAGCTAACTGCGCCCGAAGCGTTAGGTAGCCGTACAGAATATCAAGGCGTGAAATGAACACATCATTAAGAATGTCGAAACCTCGTAGGAATCTCAGGGAGATACCGTCATAGACTTCCCTCGCTTGCATATCCATATTCTTCGGCATGTGCAAATCGGCGGTGACAAAGGTAAAGGCATTCTTGTGATATGCCAAGTTTTGAGGATGTGTGCTGCCTGTTGCCCCGCTGAATGTAATCGTAGTTCCGTCTGTCGGAAGTTTGTTTACATTCTGGTATGCACCTGTCAATGTAATCGCCGGGGATATGGTAAGATTTCCCGTTGTGCCGGAAAAAGTCTTATTGGCGGTTACAACAAACTGTTGGAGATTGGACATCTTGACTTTGGTTTCGGGATGCACCTGATACACATCGGTAAAGGTGAATGTCGAACCGGCGGTGACAATATCGGCATTGGTGAAGTTCTTGACCGCCAATGTCGCGCCTGAATTTGCTACACCGTCAACCTGTCCGGCCGCAAACGAAGTCGCAACTCCGTTGGTGTGCATTGGAATCATTTCGTTTTCGTACCAGTCAAATCCCATTGCGTGTCCCATGACACCATCAAGGTACTGCTTGGACAGTTGTTTTCCCTCATGGAACAGGGCATTTAATCCATTCACGGTTGCACCGGCAGCGGCGGAATTGGCGCAAATCATCAGCTTACCGTCTTTAGGAACTAAGTTCCTGCTGAGGATAGCCTTTGCAGCAAGCCAAGTCGCCATAGTTGATGGGTCGGTTGTGTAGTCGGTCTGGTAGGTGTTGTTGTAAACGTCCTTATACATATTGAACGCATCCGCTTCTACGTTTGAAGCCAATACAGCCATTGCCGGTTCGATAATTCTTTCATTGAAATCATCCAAAGAAAGAGTAAGGTCGGCAGAACTGAAATTCACATCAACGCCTTTCTGTGTTGCCACAGTAAGGGTTTCAGAAGTTTCAGAAGTGGCCTGAATAACCGCAGTCTGTCCGGTTCTTACGGTGTACTGATTCGGGAGCCTGATGGCTAATGTCGAACCGATTTTCCCACCTTCAATGGCAAATTGCTTGTCATATTGCCGATTTATCGTGCCAATGAACGTGAGCTTATTGTGCAAGACTTCCAACGCCTTGCGGGTTACGATGGTACTGGTTAAAATTGTCGTCATATTTATTTCCTCGTTCGAGAATCAATCCTCCGCTGCCTTTCTTTTTCCATCCAATCTTCGATGGGCATTTTATCTTCGTCAACGGTGATGATAGTTCCCTTACTTGCGTTGACTGTTTCGATAGGCTTTGGAGCTTGAGTTACAGTTTTAGTAGGTGTTGGTTGTGAAGCATTGAGTTTTACCTCTATCTTCATCAACTCTCTGGCCTGAACAATGGGATTGCGTATAGCCTGTAAGCGTGATATTTCTGCCGTATTGTTGTAGAGGTAACGAATCAACTCCGGGGAGTTTTCGGATTGCTTGATCGCTACTCCAAAATTGTAGTCGATCATAGTTCCTACGGTGTCCCTCATTGTGCCGAGTTCGGGATCATCGTCTATTGCTTCGCTCATTTTAATAGCGAAGTTTTTTTCAACGTCCCCGATTTCCCGCTTTCGTTCTTCATCTTCCCGTTGCTTCCTTGACTCTTTCTCCCTCGTTGAGATTTCCTGCTTGACTCTGTAGCTCACAATATCTTGAAGATATTTTTCATGGGCTTTGTCAAAGTCTTGGGTAGTCTCAAAGTTCTGAATGTCCGGGGCAACGGGTTCATCTGTGGTTTCTGAAGCAGGTTTGTAACCTTTACCTTCAGCCAACCCCCTGTAATACGCAGCATCCGCCTTCTGCTTAGATGCTTCTTCTCTCGCCTCATTAGCGAGTCTTTCAGCCTCTTGACGCTTTCGCCTTTGTTCTTTAAGTTCCCTGACTACTTTAGGTTCCTTTTCCGGTTCCGAGCCTTCTACGGGAGTTTGAGTAGGTTCCTCTTTTGTTTCGGGAACAGTTTCAGTCGTTGTCGGGACGACCACTTCTTCGACATTCGTGGTATCGCTTGCGAGCGTGTTGTCCATTTTTCTTTCCTTTCGATTTTATTTTAAAATAAAAAGGCCACAGCCGGTCATGGTGAACCGATTGTGGCCTTTGTCTTTGTGTGTTATTAAAGTTTAGGCTTATTTAATTTTCAAAGAGCAATTACTTCTTTAACAAAGACAATAATTGTCTTTTTATCGCTTCGAGCTTTTTTAAAGCATCAATAATCTGTTTCTTTTCTTCTTCGCTCACTGTATCGGTATATCTCCTGCGGGCTGATTTCCCTGTGGCATACCTTGAGGCTCTTGCACTTGCGGTGGAGGCATACTGTGTATCTCTGCAAGAATCTTTAAAATCTCTGACCTTAATCCGGTATCAGTTTCTTTTGCTTCCTTATACTGTTTTATTAATTCGGTCTTGGCCTTAATCATATCAAGTGCTTTGTCAGCAATAGCTTTCTGCTGCTTAAGTTCCTCTGTCTTGGCTTTCTGCATAAGCAACTGGACTTGCGGCGGTATCGGCATTGGTGCTGGCGGCTCTTCACCCGGTGCTACTTTCTTCATGCCCGGAGGTAGTGTCTTTTCAAGTCTGCGAGCTATTTCTTCCGCGCCTAAGAAGTCCATATTCTTGACTAACAGGTCTCCGGCGAATCTCTTAATTTCAGGCCAGTTCTGCGAAAGCATTAAAAGATTCTGCGCTGATTCCTGACGTTGTGTCGTATATGAAGGCCCGACTGAAATTATAACTCCGTAATGACCTTCTTGAATATCGTTGTATTTCGCCTTTTTCCCATAGGCGTTCATAAGTTTTCGTAATTCTGTCTTATCAAGTCCCTGATACCTCTGCGGGTCGTCAACGATTACTTTAAGCGCTTTGTCTGCCGTGGTGTTAATCGGAACCCATCTTTCTACACCGTCAACATCCCTTAATCGAGCGTCACGTTCTGTATCGTATATTTCTGGAATCATCTCGTTAATGATCTGTCCACAATGGCAAATACTCTTTGCTAGGTTGTCCATAAAACAGAATGTCGCTATGTCGCTAGGTTTCTGTGCGGCGATAATAGCCGAACCCGATCTTTCCGGCCCTGTCTGTCCTACGTCCCTCTGGCCCATTCCAATAGATTTCCTGACCAGACCTTCAGCACGTTCTATTTCCGCAAACAAAGCAACGGGGGCGTCACCCATTGAAACTCTTTGTGGCGGGGGAATAGCGACTCCTTGCACCACATCAGGGTTGTATTTCATATAAGGAAGATTGTCTGTATTTGCTAAAGCAAAGTCCTTCTCAAAACCATCTACCTGTTTCGGAGTTACCATCCACGGCGACTTCGGGGCCAAATGAACCACCTCTGCGGCGGAAGTAAGAGAATAATTAAAAAGCCTTTGCGGGTCTTTTGCGAATCTTAAAAGCCCTCTAATATAAGACTTGCCTTCAATATTGACTCTTTTTCCCGTAACCATTACTAAAGGGATATATTTACCTGCAACATCCTCTCCTTCTAATCCACCTGATAAAATTTCGGAGGCCGTAAGAATCCAATGTTTTACTTTCGGCATATCGACTTTTCTTATCTTTACTATTTCTGGACGGGGCTCCAACTTGAATTGTTCTAATGGTGTCTGTTGCTGATTACTTTGTGGCGGAGGAGCATTTAAATCGGGAGGCGCACCTTGAGGCGAAGGAGAAAAGGGGACACCGGAAGGCGTTGGCACTCCCTGTGGTACTTGTGGTTGCATTTGCGGCATCAAAGCCTGAAGTTTAATCTTATGCTCTTCCCATTCTTGAATTAATTTGTCTGCTTCTGACTTCTCAAGTACGGAGCCATCGTCCATTAAACACATTTCTTTTTCTTGTTTAACTACCTCAAAATATTCCGCGATTGTTACCTGATCTTTATCATACCAATGCTCCATGTTAAGCCCCTGGCCGTGTTTTATTTCTTTGCCGGGGACTACAGCATCTGGGTATCTTTTTTCAAATTCCTTCCGTGTTAGTTTTTCAAGAACAAATCCATGCCTGGCATCGGCGTAAACCATATCTTTAGATTCGCAATCCATGTAAACCAAAAACGGATTGTCGATGGATTCTAAATAGATTTCCTGTAAGAACGGATTTTCATCAGTGTAACGGGTCAAGACTCTCCACGCCCCGTATCCGCAGGTTGTCTGCATTTCAGAAGCGTAATCATAAATAGATTCTGCGTTTGAACGGTACTCAATGTCGGCTATCATACCCTGACGGATTCTAGCCATATTGTAATCAGCTTTGGAGTCCACTGGTTTGACGTTGATTCTTGCCCTGTTGTGTCGCTGGTCGCCAGTTACTTGGTCAACAAACTGCGGCAGAAGATTAGCTTGAAGAATGGGTCGGTCTTTTTTCTTTCTACGGCTGACTTCGGCGGCATCCCACTGGTCAATGCCCCAAGCAAACTTCAAGTCCTCGATGGCGGCAATCCGGTTATGGTCATCAGCCTTTACATCCGTATCAAGTTTCTTTATGACATCTTCAAGGAAATCTTGCTCTTTAATTTGTTTGTTTTCTTTCGGCATCCATTACCTCTTTATTCAGTTCCTCAATATCCGATTTCCGTACCCAAAAATCCGTATCGGCGTAAATTCTTTTATGCTTGTCGGCGGTGCTTACCATAACGCCAGCACCATCATATTTGAATAAGTCTATCTTAAATTCGTCCATTAATAAGCACCCATTGATGCCATGAAGTCAGTGACGCTTTTCACTTTATTAACTTTCTTTGGAGAGAAACCCAAAACCCCACACCTCATTGCGTCGGCCCCATGTGAGGCTGAATCGTGAAGCGGTTTGTTCCCCAATACCCCCCTGTCCTCGTTAAATTCTGATCTGTATGATTCCAACGAGTCTATTCCCTTGGCGCATTTCTTTTCGTCAAAACAACATTGCCCCAAAAAGTTCCTGACTGATTCTATCCCGTTTAAAACGGCTTGTGTGTCCCTCGCTCTCTTGACGATAATAATAGGATAAATTCCCAAATTCTCCGCTACTTCTTTTCTCGATAAAGCAACTTCGGTCATTCCGCCCATTTCTCTTACTGCGGCATCATGCGGAAAGTAATGGTCTCCGTAAATATATTGTTTCTCTTTTAGGACTTTAGCATAGTGCGACAATCCCAATCCCATGTTTTCGTAATAATCAATAAACCTGTATTCACGGCCTATATTCTGCATGAACCAGATCGTCATGGAGTCATCAACACCCAAATCCCAGAAGGTATAAACCTCGAACCCTTCATTATAAGGCACGTTGGTTATTCTGCCGGACTTCCTGGCATCGGCCATCTGTCTAGCGTAATAAACACCGAGTATGTTTCTTTCAGATATAGCGTCCTCTTCGGTATCGGGGAATCTCTCATTACATTCTCTCTCCGACATACCGCCCTTAATGGCCAGTTCCTTAAAGTCGTCCGGTCTGTACGGATGCGCTCTCCAGCTCAAGAATATCCGCTTAAACCGATTAATCCCCTTCATGGAGTCTGTGTAGATGCCCTTTGTCCAAAACCAACCTGCGCCTTCCTTGATCGAATTAGAGATGATTATAATCTGCCCCTTTGCCTGCTCAATCCCTGCGTAAGAAGCATTGAATATCGAAGAGGCCAGTCTATTCTTGCAGGTCTCGTCCATCACCAGAAGATTAGGAGTCTTTGACTGCGCTCCCATCTCCGTGGTCGGCAAACTCTTAATAATCGAAGAATACTTTACCCCCTCATGCACGCGCTCAAATTCAAGCACCTGCTTTGAACGAGTCTTAATGTTCGCCGGCGTCATCCACAAAGGAAGCCTGTCGAGCATAAAGTAAATCCTGTCTAAAAACTCAACCGACAAATCCTCGGTAACTGAAATCACTACCGCCAAATACAGCTTATTCCTTAACGCTTGCCAAAGAACATACGCGGCCGTCAACCACGTCAATCCCAACTGCTGCGCCTTTAAAATTATCAGTAGCCGATTCTTAACTATGTTCGGCAGAACTTCCCTCTGCGACATCCAAAGCTTAAAAGGCATGGCTGTCTTATTGGCCTTATCCTCTATCTGAACATATCGATCAAGAAAATATTCGAAAGAGGCAATTACCTTCTTACCCTCTTCAACCTGATTTATCTGTTCCGGTGTCAGCATCCAATCTATCCGCCAGTGACCTTAATGTTTGAGCTATCTGCTTCGAGTCCATATCGTCCGTAAAAAGAGCGTAACTCATATCCTTCGAGCCTTTAGGAAACACGTCCAGTCGAAACATCGTCCTATCTAAAATAATATCGTATGACTCGTAAAACTTTATCATTCCACTATCCCGGCAACATCACTATACTTCAACGTGTGATACCAACATCCATCATATTCAAACTTATCCACAGCGCCGTCAAAGTAAATTCTGTCACCTTCCTTCAAGTCCCTCTGTAAATCCCCCTCTCCTACCGATACTACCGTCCCTATACAAGGTTTCTTCTGCGCTACGTCAGGTATATAAATCTCCCCTACCTTCTCCTCCAGCTCATCCCGCTTAATGATTACCTTCCCCCTTGTAGCTTTCATTAGCCCCCCTTTAATAAATCTAGCTAAAAGCCTAAATGACTCACGGGTGTAATCCTGATATGTTCGTTTTGTATCACACATTAGATAACACCCCCTAAAATCCGATTTCTCTATTTTTTTAGTCCCAGTTTTTAGGGGATATAACGTAATCAACCTCACGATCTCGAATGTCCCCCTGCCCCCCCCCTCTGGGGTTTTCCGGCCTGATCTCTCCCGGCTCCTCTTTTACTCTATTTCTCCACTATCAACAGGACGCTTCTAATAAGATATGTTATGTAAACTTAATAATGACTTCTTTATGCGCTAACTACTTAATATTACTCGGTGGAGGTACTTATCAACAGGTAGCTAGTTATCAACAGTTAGGTGTTTTCCACTGTATCAACAGGCATTTCTATAACTTTTTGTGTTTCTCCCTCCACTTTACCGGCTATCGCCAGAACTACCAGGCTTAGGATGTCGGCGTTGCCTTTCTGCTCCTGCTCCTTGATGATCGGTTGAAATCTACTATAAACTTTATCCACAGCCTCAAGGATGTTAGTATCGCTTGGGGTAATTATCTCTTTATAATCAATCACTTCACCCGTATTAATAACCTTTTGCTGATTAACCTCTCGGCCTTCTCCTGCAAGTATCCGCTTTATCTGATTATTTGCCGCTTTTACAATCGCTGGACGCGTCAGAGAGTAACGGTCCATTTTCTTTTTAAAGGCGTAGGTTGTGGATTCTGCTATATCTTTTTTCTGATTGACTATTTGTAGGGCTGATTTTATATCCATTCCTGACTCTACGAGGGTGATCGCTGCTTTTGTTTTCGGGTAGATATTATCTGTGTTTGCGTCCATTTTGCCCTTATTTTTTGGCGGCCTGCTCTTTAAGTTGTTTTGTGATCGTTTCCATGTCTGGAGATCGCATTTTTACTGTTTGAGCTTTGCCGCGGTTCTGTTTAGCCTGGTTGTCGGCTGGTTGTTAGTTTCTTTTCTTTTGTACTCTCATTATCTTTGTCCGCTTCGCTTCCAAACACTTGCGGTATTTTTTCATATATATATATAGATCATGTTGTGCATTTTGATTTTGGATTTATGATTTATGTTTTTGATTTTGTTTATCTTTGGCACGATTTAAATTTTCGCATTTTATTTTCACTTTTTTTTATGATTTGTGTTTTTATACTTCGAGTGGATTGATAGGAAAAGTACTAGTTTTCTACTGACATTCTTTTTCCTTGACTAATCCTATCAGATGGATTATATTGTAATCAACAAATAATAACGTTGCAAAGTGAATAAGAAAAGGGAAACATCATGGCTATAAAATTTTGTAACTGGTGAGGAGTTAGCCGCTGACTTATGGCGGCTGGTGGGGATTTTAATTATAATAAGCTTGATTATATAGGGGAGATTTTACCATGAACGACAATAAAATAAACATCCAATTGTTAGAATTGGAAGCGGAAGCACGGTCAAGGGCATTATTGCTTTGTGATAAAATAATTGGTTTGGTGCCTAAGTTTGACGGTAAAAAACCGGATAAAAGATTTGATACGGCATTAAAAGCGATTGACAAAGGCTTGTCTTTTGAAACGCGCTTTAATAGCTTTATAATCAAACACTGGATTGAAAAGCGAATGGTGCAATCCGGCGGACATACCAGCTATTTAACCGGATCCGATGTTTCAATTATTCATGCGTCTATTCAATCAAGTTATCAAGACGGGATATGCCAAAATGGAACTATTGACGGGAAGCAATTAATTGCGCATATTGAAACGGCCAAAGGTCACTTGCAAAAAAATATCACTGAAATAAATAAGGATATTCAGAACATTGAAACCATATTGAAACGATTTAAAGCAATTCAAGATGAAAAGGAAAAATTTAACCATGATGTTTCATGGACTACAAGGGGATATTTTAATTTAAAGGTTTAACAACATACCAGTTTAATAAGGAGTATTTATGGCATACCTAATCGACAACATCGGCAATACGGCAGCGTGTATAGTGTCAATAGGATTTCTGTTGACGTTAGCTATAATATTTATGAGAGCGGCTATTAAAGAAGGCCGGAATAGGAAAGTATAAAAAGGAGGCCAATAAATGAATCTTAAATGTCCTGAATGTGGCGCGGAGATCGGAAAACTGGTGGCTTCTATGCTTGGATCGATTAAAAGCGAAAAGAAAGCCATATCCAGCCGTGAGAACGGGAAAAAAGGCGGTAGGCCAAAGAAAGTTAAGGAGGATAAAACTGTTTAACATAAAACAGGCGGCTTAGGTCGCCTTTTTATTTGATTATCCGGCAAATCTGGCTGACGCTTAGATGGAAATACTTTGCAATCTCTTTTTTCTTGTATTTTCCGATATAAATCAGGATTGCAATCGCTCTTTTTTTTGGATTGGAAATATCAAAAATCCTTTGTAAATCAATTTTATTGTGTTCTTGATCTTCCGCCAATTCGTTGATGACATCTTTATAATCCTGAATTAAAATCTGCTGACATTTTATATCGGAAAGTAATTTCTCTTTTGTGGACTCAAATCCATTTAGCCAGCTCAACGGTATGCAGATTTCGCGGCATTTATATTTATTCGGGCATAGTTTACAAATATTCTCATTGATAATCTTAGCGTTTTTGTTTCGCGGCTCCCGGCGCTTGTTTACTTTTACCCTATCAATCGTGGAATTAATAACGGGGCAGTAGGTTATTTTCCCTCCTCTTTTGATGTAAGTTTTAATACTATCAATCATTTAATTAAGTGTATTGATCTAGCATAATTATTTCTTCTTAGTTTACCGGGCAGGCTCCCGAAATCAACGCTGATATTCCCCAATATAAGCGCAAAGTATCTTCTTGAAATGTGTCTGGCATTTATCCCTCCGCTGCAATTTGTTTTTGTTCTTCAAATCCTATTTCGATTATTTTCTGCTCCCACTTATCACCTGTTCTATCTTCATATTCCGCAATCATAGCCGGTGTATTATGTGATTCGTAATATCCCGGTAGGTACTTGGGATGATCGCCGCGCCGTTCCATAACCTGATAAAGGCGCTCAAATTCCTTTTGTTTCCATTTTTCTTCATCAGTTGTCATGGTTGCCGCCAACTGGTCCCATCCACCCATCACCTGTAAAACCGAGTGAATTACCGGATCGGCAAACTTTACGCTTTCATAATTACCAATTCGCTTAATCGCATTTAAGACTTCAATCCATGCGATAGTCGCATTGTGTTCTTTTTTACCTTTTAATATTTCCATAAAGTCAGCCGGCTTAGGGAAAAACTTACTTGATAAGATTAATTCCTTAAATACTTTTATACATTGGTCATCTGTGAATTGGTTTAATGATTCCCAATATATATCAGCCAATGTTTGACTTAATTTTTTATCATGTAATTCACATAGCGCAGTCATAAGTTCTTTAAATTTTATTTTGTCGTTCATTGGCTGGCTCCCATTCTTTAAGCATTTCTATGTTTTGTATTGTCTTATCCGATACTTTACCAGAAAGGGGGTGTGGTGCTTTTAGTTCATCATCCCAACAACCCTTATTCAACCATGTTGCCGGATTTTTCCATTCAGGTCTAAACTCTCCGTTTGATTTTTCTCTCCATTCAATTTGTTTTTTAATTGATGAAATAATAATTTCAATATCCGGTCTATTACCGTTCAACTTTTTCCAGCATTTATAAGCATATTTTTTTTCAACCTTAGATGGATAATTTTTCCAAAAAATTAAAAACTCGTCAGAGTATTCTTTCAGGGAAGGGGAATCAGGAATCAGGGAAGGGGAATCAGGAATCAGCACGGTTGATTCGGGAAAATCCTGTTTAAACACAGTGTTTATCTGGTGTTGATTTGGTTCTGGGATTGAACTTTCAAGTTCTTTTACATGGGGATTTTGATGTTTATTAAATTTTAGTATCTGTATGTAATTATTATTATTTACCATATACACCAAAATAAATTCTTTATCAGATAATTGCTTTATTAATTTATCAATATTACAATTATCATATGGTAATACTTCTGCCTTAATTTTTCTTGGCCGATATTCAAGTCGTCCTTCTCTATCGGCAAGGCACCATAAACCGGAAAAAAGGATGCGCGCAAGAGGATCACAATCCGCTAATTCCTCGTTTTTGAAGTATCCAGGTTTTATGTTTCTTGCCCTCATTTAATTCCTCACCAATAAAAATGCACCCCAAAGGCGAGTCCCTGCCGGGAGGCAAGGCAATGGGGTGCAAATCTATTGGCTTTGAATTTAATATATGATTTTTTTGTCATGGCTCGCTCCACAATTCCCTTATATCACCACATAACGTAATAATCAAGCTAAAATACAAGTTTATTAAAATCGTTTAATATTTCCAACTCACAGCGTGGATTTTCCTTGTCAACTTTACCTATTTTATAAACCACCTGCGATATAATTTTATATGAATCATCCGGGATAACGTAATATTCAATTAGGGCGTCGCAAGTGAACTTGTCTATAATAGAGCATACATTGGCAATGTCAAATTTTCTCCCAGTAGCCGGAAATACTGTGTAGGTGAACAGATATGGCGGCAAACAGTCTAGTTTCGTGTCAGGTGCCCTTCTGTTGCCCTCATAAAGCGCAAGTCTTATGTTGTCCTTGTAAATAATTTTGGCGGCATTTAACGTGAAATGGTGAGTATTGCGGTATGTGTTAAGATTAAGAATAAAAACCTTATCGGCTTTTGTCTTTCTCGGAATTGTTACGCTTAAAGGTAAAATTATTTTCATTTCAATTCCTGTCTAATCTGAGCGTTCCGTTTTTAGGCATTATTAACCCACTGAAGATCATCAAGAGCATATCCCGGACGCAAAACATAAATTCCAATCATGTTCCCGTGGGGGCAGGTAGTAAGATAAAAAAACAATTCCCGCGCCTCTTTCGAGAGACTCCTAAATTGACAAGTATTCCACACCTTGCGATTAATTTGTGCGTATGTCGGTTTTTCATCAACCATATATATTCCTTTGGGGCCAGCAGAACCGCGCCCAATGGTGTACCCGAAATGCTGGACGCACTACGGCATTGGACGCGGTTAAGGTACTGCTGGCTTTAATTTTTATTGAGATCATGGGTACACTCCACTAATTATCCTTTTACCACACCTCATGCTATCTTGCAAGTATTATTTAATAACCGTTCTCCAAGGTTTTTTCCCTTGTTTTTTTAGTTCTTTAATTTTATCCCTGTAATTAATATAAAAAGGAACACTTGCCAAAACCCGATTTCTCCAATCAAGAATCAATGTTATTTTATTTTTATTCAAACTCCATCACTCCCTTTGCTTGCCGGCTAAAGAGGTTATGATGATAGGTTTTATAAAATCTACACCTAATTGAGATAATATTAACGAGCTGTGGCCTGTTGTTCTTGCCGCTTTCATTACCCAAAACATAAATTTATCAACATTGAATCCATCATCTGAAACACATTGATGTATTGCTTCTAAATATTTTATTAAAATATTATCTTTGGGCGGAGATGATGATTTGCAAGTTGAGTTATCTGCGTACTGGAAATCTAAAAAAAACGGCATTGTGTTCTTTTGGCATATTTCTATGATTTGCAAAACAAGAGGTGAAATTTGTTCGTCATATACTTTTTCTAAATTTTCCATTTTCATTTCCCCTCCTGATTAACCATGAAGTGCCTTTAGCTTGGGAAATCTCTCTAAGCAAAAAAGTAATTTTCTAGTTGCCTCTTTAGCCTTTTCGTTTTCACTTTCATTTAGGTGAAAATTGCATATCATTTTTAGATGAGATAATTGTCTTGTCCCTAAATATATCGTAAACCAAGTATCGTTTTTGGGATAAATTTCAAACATTTATTTTCTTCAACTTCCCTTGATAAAGTTTTTTATATGTCTGTAAATCGAACAATGATAATTTAGTTGGCTTTTTTGCTTGATATTCCAACTTATCAAGATGTGCCTGACCATATTTTTTAAGCATCCACTCTTTATATTCAATAGCCATTCCAGCCTTAAATCCATTGCACTGAGGGCATTGCGGATGCACAAGATCAGGAATCAAAAAGGAGGTCCCGTGAATGAAATGACCAGCCTGGAAATTAGTATATTTATCCCGGCGCCCACAGGTAACACAAATGCAATATCCATCTTTATCTGCCTCTGATCTTCTTACCCATTCAGAAAACAAATCCCAAACTTCCCTTTTGAGGATTTTGATGGAATCGGGTTTCCGGCGCTCATACATTTTGAAGTTCTTACATTGCTTGTCGCCACCCAGGTTGCGCGGGTAACCGTCACGTCCCATGCAGTTATAGCAATTATCAGGATAAACCGGATTTTCACTTTCATATTTCTGGCAATTAAAGTTTATTTTGTTTTTATACATTCTCAATTCCTGTCTAATCTGAGCGTTCCGTTTTTAGGCATTTAAAATTCCATCACTTGCTGTTGTTTATGGCGATTAAATCTGTCAACTGAATCTTGATAATAGCCGCTATCAATTTCAATCAAAATAGCGTTTCTATTTATGTTAAAAGCCGCTATTCCTGCAGTACCACTGCCAGAGCAATTATCTAAAATCGTGTCGCCCTCATTCGTATAGGTACGGATTAAGTATTCAAAGAGGGCAACGGGCTTCTGCGTGGGGTGTTCCTTCCCCGTCATATTGTGGCAAGCCTTTATTTTCTGTATGCTTCTCGGATAATAGCTATCACTGAAATATCTTACGATTGGGATATTGCCATAATTATCACTTTTACCGCCACTTGCCTTGTGTTGCATTTGGCCTTTTGTCATTTGGGGAATGTAGGTTTCTTTTCCTTCACAAAACACCAATACGTTTTCGTGATATTTTAATGGTCTTATTTTCGCTAACATTGAACCACAACTGCGATCTTTGTCCCAAATCCACTCGTATTTGAACCACCCCGGATTACTCATCACCAGCGCACTCGTAAACGGTTGGCTTGCCGTTAGAACTATCGCCCCATTATCCTTAATCAGCCGCTTGTATTGCTTCCAAAGAGGTTCAAAGGGAATAATGGTGTCCCATTTGCATTGAGTTGTTCCATAGGGTAGGTCGCAAAGAATCATATCAATAGACTTTTCTTTAAGTGTCGGCATAAATTCTAGGCAATCTTGATTATAGATATTAACAATACTCACTACGCCGCCAGCCTCTCGCGCTCTGCTAAAAGTATTTGCTTCATTTCAACTCTATAAATAGCCGGCGCCACGGTAACGATCTGAGCCGCTTTTCTCAAAACTTCGTATTTCCATGCTTCAGTCCTTACGCCGCACTGGATAATTTTCTTTTTAAATGTGAAAGGCGCTTTATGAGCTGAGTATTGACTGGCGGTGTGATGAAAGGCGCACAAATATAAACACGCATCCGGCCAATATTTTATTGATAAATTTCTTGAACTGAACCAATGGTGAGGATCTCCGTCTGTATTTGTGCACCCCGGATATTCACAAACTCCACCGGCGCGAAGTTTTACAATTTCTCTTAAAAGGTCTCTAAGGTATTTATCTGAAACTTTAACTTTCATGCCGCCATTCCTTTTCTATCCCTAATATAACTTCCACGGGTTCCTAAATAATCAGGATCGTTAAATCTCTGCTTCGCCCGTTTTAATCCGGCCTTGAATTGTGGCGAATCTGCCGGTCCCGCGTGGATCGCTGAATCGTAACAGCAATAGCAAAGGTCACGCGCCTTTATTTAGGGAATTATATACTTGACTCCCTTTTTAAAAATTCATCGAGACTGGCATTTCCATCCTTCCATTCAACTGCCGAGAACCACTGAAAACCTCCCCTATACATCCCTGTGTGTTCCGCAGTCATAAAAGACCGCAGCTTGTGACGGATATTCGGAAAATTCTGTTTTGTAAGCGCCATTTTATCTTTAGGGGTATTAAATATTTCCTTTAGGGTCGAAGATGGTATATACCCATGATTCTTAATATGGTTCAAAACCTCAACTTCATTATCTGTCAGCATTTTTTGCCTTTTCGGGAGTTAAGTATATAATTCCCTTATTAATCGTCAATTAATTTCTTGGCGCTAATTTTTAATGTTGTAGATATTTTGTAAAGAGTTTTTAAAGTAGTTGATTTGCTATCCATCATCATTGTGTAATTAGAGGGTAGCATTCCGAACCTCTTTGCCAGCGCAGACCTAGACAGGCTGTGCCTTTGACGATAATTTTCTATAATTTCAGTTTTTAGCATAGCGTGATTATACTCTCATTTTCGGCAAAATCAAGTAAATTCTGTCAAAAAAATTGAATGGTAAAGAAATCAAACACTTATAAACAAAATGCAACTTTATTCAAAAAATATGAAGAAATAGCTTGCAATTAAAAATAATGAGAGTAGAATAGCGCCAACATAAGAAAGCCCACGGGCAATAAACATCAGGGGGTAACACAATGCCACTATTTGAAATTAAATCACGATGGGATTCAAAAATAATTTTTTCATTAGAAATAGGTACTTTAAAATTATGTTTAGAGGCGGCAGTAAAATCCCGTGCCAATTTATCCGGTGCCGATTTATCCGGTGCCAATTTATCCGGTGCCAATTTATCCGGTGCCGATTTATCCGATACCAATTTATTCAATGCCAATTTATCCGGTGCCGATTTATCCGGTGCCAATTTATCCGGTGCCAATTTATCCGGTGCCAATTTATCCGGTGCCGATTTATCCGATACCAATTTATTCAATGCCAATTTATCCGGTGCCGATTTATCCGGTGCCAATTTATCCGGTGCCAATTTATC